CGCAAGGCGAGGGGTATGTCATTGGGTTCACCCACCCCAGCCAACGGCGCCCAGGCCGGCGGATTGGTCACGGCGGACCAGGCAAACGAGTTTGCTTCCCAGGTTTACCCGGTGATCCAGGAGTTGAAAAAATTTGGATGCGCGACCCTGGAGAAAATCGCCCAGGGTTTGAGTGCCAGGGGAATCGCAACGGCCACCGGTAAAAAAGCCTGGTCAATTAGTGCGGTTCGTAATGTTGTCAACAGATACGAGGGAGCAATAGCATGATGAATCTAATCGCAAGAGCAACACTATTCGCGGACCAGGCGCACGATGGCCAGCTCCGTAAGTTCACGGGCTTACCTTACATCAGTCACCCCATGGAAGTAATGCAGATCGTCCGCGGCGTATGTAATGATGATGACGTCCTGGCCGCCGCAGTTTTGCACGATGTCATCGAAGATTGCGACGTGACATATACCGACCTGGTACTAGAGTTCAACGAGAATATCGCGCGCATGGTTTACCAGGTTACGAATGCGGCCGATGAACAAGATGGTGATCGTATCGCGAGAGCGTTTATCAATCGTCAGATTATGATGAACGCGAGCGAGAGCGCGCAGACGATCAAGCTGGCCGACATCATTTCGAATTTATCGGGCATCGACCTGGCGCTTGAATGCGATCCAGCCTGGGCAAAAATGTACCTGGAAGAAAAGGTTGACATGATTAACGTATTGACCAGGGGAGATGCGACTTTGAAAAAGAGAGCGGCATCACTCGCCGCAGAAGGGATACTCAAATGCTCGATGCGTTAATTACCGGATTTGTTTTTATGTTCGCCGGGTTCTTCGCGATCCTGGTAATTCTTGTGACGCTTTACTTACTGGAGAAATTTGAACAATGAAAAAATTAACTTCGTTCTTGTTACAAGGTTTAATGATGGTTGCATTCTCCGCGTTTCTTGCGGTGATTACGATCGAATGGTTCGCTGGTTGCGGCGAATATTACATTGATTCGCGCGGCAATGTAATTCCAAATGAGTGCGTGTTTATCGACTTCCCGAAAGGAAAATAAAATGGTTGGAAAAATTACAAACGACATTCTCCCGTCCGGGTCCCGGATCCCTAGCATCATGGGGGTATCCCCGTTCCGCTCACCGAATGACGAGCTGGCGGCCAGCATCGACGCGATGGAAGGCAAGCCGCGCCCACCGTTTGAAGTTGAGGCCGCAGACTGGGGCAACACCCTGGAGCCAATCATCATCACCGAGGCGGCCAAACGCCTGGGCATCACGGTCAAAGAGTTGCAAGTGGACTATGCGCTTTCTTACCTGGAAGATGACGAGATTATTTTGCAATGCTCGCTCGATTCAATTTGGGAAGGTGACGGCCGCACGATTACAACGGATCCGGACATGGGCGTTTATGTCATCGGCGCAGATAGCATTACATTGAACGGCCTGGGATGTTGCGAATCCAAACTAACGAGTGCCATGCCCGAAGATGAGCCACCCTTATATCGTGGTCCGCTCCAGCTCCAGGCGCAAATGCTATGCGCTGGCTATACCTGGGGAGTGATCGCGACCTTGTTCCGAGGGACCGAGTTGCGCTTATTCTTTTACCAGGCGAGCGGCAATATGCAGACAAAGATTATTGACGTATGCAAAGAGTTCACGCGCCGCGTTAATAGTAAGTCCTGGTACCCGGCAATCAGTCCGGCCGATGCAGTAAAGGCTTACCCGTCCGTGGATGAATCTAAACCAGCGATCGAGTTGTCCGGTGACACGGCCACCTATGCGCGCCGCTTGATCGAGGCAAAGGCCCAGGCCAAGATCCTGGAAGAAGAGATCGATCAGCTCCAGTCCAGGATCATGGACAACATGACCAACACCGAAGAGGGTTATATTAAAAACGATGACGGTTCAATTGCGGCGCGAATCAAGTGGGCCATGCGATCCTATAAGGCCCAGCCTGAGAAGATAACGCCAGCTAAACCGGCCAGGGTAGAACGTGCTAAAACTTTACAAATCTTGGGAGTGAAATGATGAAGATGAAATCTAAATTTCAGGAAAGACTGGAGTACCACATTGCCGCCAGGAAGGAAAACCTGGAGCCGATCCCGTTTGCTGGCCACGTGCAGATCGACGCAGACACTTGCGAGAAATGCGGCAAGACTTTAGAGATCGACCAGGTTCACAAGTGTCCGGAGAAAAGCCTGGCAGAGCTGGCCAATGAGTTCGAGGACTGGTACAACGCAAAGATGGGGCGCACCGGCGTTCGATGGGCGGGTGACTAATGAAATTAGCACCAACACCGATGCAAAAAAGATTGCTCGATCACCTGGTCAAGCATTATGCAGATCATGGGGTTTACCCTAGCACCAGGGAAATATGCCAGGCGCTAGGATACACAAGCCCGTCAACAGTTCATGCCATGATGCACCGCCTGGAGCGACGCGGATTGATAAGGATCAAACCTTACTTAACCAGGGGAATCGAGATCGTGGTAAATTAGCGTATCTCTTTGCAGAGACCCTTCCAGGTTTCACGTGCCTGGCTTAACTCCCCGCCTAGTGCGGGGATTTTTTTAGGCGTATGCCCTGGTCCCGGCCTTGTCGATAATCAGCGCTTGGCGGCGCGGCTTATCTTCCGACTTGTTCGGTATCGAGATATGGGTCCAGCGATCAAACTCGCGGATGATCTGATCGTATTCCAGGCCGGCCGCAATGACCGCCTTAACTACCTGGTCCGGCGTCATGCCTGGCACTCGAATATCTGCGGCGCATCCAATACGATGCTGGCTTGTATCCTTGGACCCGACCGCATCATTAACTTGCTTGCAACGGAATGCCGAGTTAATCATTACCGGCTTACCGCCCAGGACTGTCTTAACTTCTTCCAGGAAGTTAGCCAGGCGTACCAGGTTCGCCATCTCCGCATCGTTTGGAGTGTTGTCGAATTGACGGTGATCCGTATGGGTCAATTCTTCCAGGGTGAAATGTTCACTTAGATTCATTCTTTGCTTTCATGTCCATAATCTTTTCCAGGGTACGGCCGCCGAAGTACGCGCTCATAATCAGCATTCCCCATTGACCCAGGAGATTGACGTACGATTCTTTTGCGTCGTAACCGAATGCGCTCATCATAGCGAATAGGAAGTAACCGACAAAGATCGCGACCAGGGACATAGGACGGATGTTCTTGGATAGCCAGGAATCACTCGCCAGGTCCGCCTTCCAGCGATCCGAAATATTATTCTGTTCATTCATGTCCGCCTGGAGTTCTGCCAGCTTTCCTTCTTGTTGCATCTTTAGAAGTTCTTGCTGGGCCTTGGCCTTGGCTTCCGGATCAGGAATAAACTTGTCCAGGACTTTCATCCCGACATCAAAGAGTGCAGTCAAGGGAAACATTATTTTTTCCCCTTGACCTGGCGCGCCTCAGACAATGCGATCGCGACGGCTTGCTTGCGACTTACGACTTTCTGCCCGGAGCTGGACTTTAGTTTGCCGCCTTTAAATTCGCGCATCACTTTTTCAACCTTCATCATTTGCTTTCCACTCATTGGCATATCAATCCCCTTTCATTGCTTTAGCGCGGATGTTATCAATCATATTCGGATAGGGGCGGCCCGCTTTCTTAGCCATTGCCTTGGCCGCTTTGAGTTGACCAGGACTGAGCTTCTTGGATTTGCCCAGGGACTTGGGCCGTTCTTTTTCCCATATCGGTTTTGTTGCCATTATTTTTTAATCCCCCAAACAAGATAGTAAGCGCACCAACCAGCGACGAGAAAGCATAAAAACTGTACCCGCCGCACCTTATCTAAATCCGCATCGAATAACTTTTTACTTTTCTCTTCCAGCTTTTCGATGTCACTCTTAATCTTTAATACTTGCTCCCATTCCTTGGTGCCGTACTTCTTTACAAATTCTACTTTTGCTTTGTATTCCTGATCGCTGATGATTTTCCGGTGCTTGTATTCTTCGAGCGCTTTGAAGATGGCCCGCTCTTTGAGGAGCGCGGCGCGCTTTTCTGCGAGCTTGCGATCCCTGGCTTGTTGCTGGGCGACTTCGATCGCGTCGCCCTGGATGGATTCGATGCTTTTGGTAAGTCCTTTGCTGGCACCTCGCGCCGCATCAATCGATCCAGTAAGACTTTTAACGCCTTCTGTAAATCCGAAATCATCGGCCATATCATGCGCTTACTTTCCCAGGGCCTTGTAAAGAATATCCACCATCCAGCCGAATGCCGCGCCCACCAGTAAGAGGATCGCACCAGCTCCGCGCCAGCGATTCATCTGATCGCTCATGGTTTTTATACTGCTCTTGATGTCGGTCATATCACGCTGGAGTTGCTCGACGTGCGCTTCAAGGCGTCCTATTTGCTGGTTTAGATCGTCCGACATTTTGCCTTATCTCCTTACGGCTTTGGGTATTTCGCTTTGACTGCTAGGCAAGCATCGATGTACGCTTGCACTTGCGCTTGATCGCCCTTCACAATTCCGTCAATGTAATCGGTGATTGGCGGATATTCATACCGACGCATCAAATTATATGGAAGCGATTCACTTTGGGCCGGTACAAATGCCTGTCCGTCATAAACCCATCCTTCCTGGACTTGTGGTTTGTCGGTAATATCAACAACGTCAAACGCTTCGTCTTGCCATTCAGGTAGATCGTTTGCCGTAAAAATCCAGCGAACATTTCCATTGACGATTTGTGCGTATTTCTTTCCTTGTTCTGCTTTCATATCACCACTCCACGATTACAATTCCACCGCGACCATTGCCGCCGCCCGTTACGCTTGCGGAAGAATGCCTACCACATCCGGACCCACCATTTCCATAACCGGCGGCATTCTGCCCGTTGGTTGTGGCGTTCCAGGATTTGCCAAGCGTTGCCGCTCCCCAAGGGGTGCCGCCACCAATGCCGCCATTAAGATGGTCATCGCTTGAATATTCAGGACCTTCGCCATTTGTGCCGTTAGGACTGCCAGCATTGTTTGTATATCCAGCGCGTATTCCACCGCCACCGCCAGTTGCCGATAGGTATGCTCCAAACGAGGTAGTGCCGCCGCTTGACCCGCTATCATTACCGCTTGCACCGCCAGCTCCGCCAGCTCCAACCGTAACGCTAATTGATTCGCCTGGAGTGACAGAAACAAAAGAACGATAATACCACCCACCGCTACCACCGCCCATTGATCCGTGTCCGCCATCTTGAGTTGACCCGCCGCCGCCACCGCCGCCGCACAGGCTGACGATTAGTTTTGTAACACCAGCCGGTACAGTAAACGTTCCATTGCTTGTAAATACTTGTTGTTGAATTTGCGCCGCAGACGCTAGTTTTGCTCTTGTAATACTGCCATCTGCTGGTACGGCATTCGTTAAATTGCCAGCCGCAATAGCGCCGCTATTATCGACTACTACCCTGGCGATGTTGCGGGCGATTCCCATGGTTATGCTCCTTGCTGGACTTCGGTCCAGGATGTAGTTGATTCGTTCCAGGTGTAGCGTTGATATTCGCCACGTTTATTTGGATTTGGAATTGGTGATTCCCATTGCCAAGTAGATTGATTTAATACCCAGCTTGGATATGGTTTAGGTTTATAAAACACATCATTAACAGAATCGTATATATCACCAACGCCAGCAAAATTTCCACGCAATGGCGTATTTTGTGGGTGTTGATTTTCCCAGGTGTTATATGAAGTTTGCACCCATTGACCAGCAAGGGTATCAATATAATTTTGTTCAGCAACAATCACTTCGGTGACTGTGCCGTTTTCAATTTTTGCAAAGTGGCTCATCCTGTAAATGTCCCTGAAGAAGTGAATGTATGAATAGTCCTTCCGCCAACCGACGTAATTGTTCCGCCAGTACCGCGTTGTGGGCCTGGGTATGCAATGATGACAATACCTGATCCGCCAGCGGAAGCATCTGCATAACCACCACCACCTGAGTTTACGCGTGGTGTTTGGCTGGCAAATCCATCACCACCCCCACCTGACTGAGCAAATGATTTAATTGGTGATCCAGCATTATTTCTATAATATCCTGATCCACCGCCAGCATAATAAATTGTTTGCCCTGAAATATTTGATGGGCGTCCCATGCCGCCTTGTCCATTACCAACCCAACCTACTCCAGCGCATGAACCAAATCCGTTTTGTCCAGGGCCGCCAGCACCACCACCACCACCGTTTCCAGCGCCGCCGTTAGAGCCTTGGTTATCAACAGAGCGTGTACCGTAGCTAGTATCTGTTTCAGCGCTACCGCCGCCCGATCCACCCGTCCCTACTGCACCACTAGATCCACCGCCCCGGCCACCGCCCGTTGCCGTAACGTTATCAAATACAGAATTAGCTCCATTAGAGCCAATAGCTCCGCCGCCACCAACAGTAACCGTATATCCTGTGCCGACTGTAACAGACCTAAAACCTTCAAACATTCCGCCAGCACCGCCGCCGCCTGGGCCACCGTTGCCGCCGCCGCCACCACCAGCAACGACTAAATATTCCACGTTATACGTAGTAGTTGTTCCGCTACCTATAAGGGCTTGCCAAAATGAGCCGTCATAAATTTCTGTCAACCCAAGACTTGTATTAAATCTTGTTTGTCCTACTATTGGAGATCCTGGGCGTTGTGCCGTTGTACCACTTGGAAGAGTAGCGGCGCCAGTTGATGATGTCTTAGCAACAAATCCAGCGTCGGTTTGTGCAATCGTATAAGTATTCGCCACTAGGAAAGATCCAAACGCATCAACGACTAGCTCGTCGTTCAATGCCGCGGCGCTTACTAAGGTGATCGATGTTCCATTCGTGGCCGTGTAATCGTCGCCAGGACGCAAGCGAACACCGTTCAATGTAACGATTAGTGCTGGCGCGACGTACGATAAGCTGGCCCCGTTTGCATCGTTACCGGAGAAAACGGTTTGCCCGGATGTTGCTACAAATTCGAATGTCGTGAGAGTTGCTACCGACGCGGATGATGCGGCAATCCAGCCGGACGCCGTGTAAACCTTCATCACGCCGTCAGTCGTATTGAAATATAACGCGCCGACTACCAGGGCGTTACCGTCATTGTCAACGGATGGGTCTGATGCCTTGGCACCGAGATAACGATCGTCAAAGTTATCGAGCAAAGCGGCCGCACTTGCGGCACTTGACGCGGCAGAGACGGCCGAGGCCGCAGATGCAGTCGCAGAGCTGGCGGCATTCGTGGCCTGAGTTGTCGCCGTCGATGCTGAATTGCTTGCGTTGGTTGCACTTGTTGACGCATTGCTGGCAGAAGTCGATGCCGCGCTTGCACTACTAGCCGCGTTGGTTGCGCTTGTTGACGCGGCGCTTGCTGAGTTGCTGGCATTAGTCGCTTGCGTTGTTGCAGTTGACGCGCTATTGCTAGCTGATGTTGCGCTTGTCGCTGCATTTGTAGCAGAGGTTGACGCATTAGATGCTTGTGTCGTTGCAGTTGACGCTGACGAGCTAGCAGATGATGCAGAGTTAGACGCGTTTGTTGCAGAAGTTGACGCATTGCTGGCCGACGTACTAGCGGCACTTGCAGAGCTGGCCGCATTCGTGGCCGATGTTGAGGCGTTCGATGCAGAAGTAGATGCCGCGCTCGCTGAACTAGCGGCCGCACTAGCAGATGACGCGGCCGCGGCCGCACTAGAGGCGGCAGATGCCGCATCGACTACCAGGTCCCACTTAGCCACGTCAGCATTGGAGCTGATCGGCGTCGTGCCGCTGGAAGTATGGGCCGTATTAGCCCGGTAAACGTTTGCATTACTAGAATCTTTTACCAGGTCACGGACGGTATAGGCTTGACCAGCGGCCCAGTTACCACGCCAGTTACCAATCTCTTCACCGACGGTAGGATTACCAGTCGAATCGAATGCCAGGATCTTTCCAGCGCGGGAAGTTTGCACCGGCAACACCATATTGATAGAGGCCGGGTCCGTGACTGGAGCCAAGATCGCACGACCCAAGGCTTCCGCATTTTGCTGATTAAAGATAGTTTGCTGATCTAGCTCAACGTTAAGCGATGCCGCAGTAAAGTCGCCACCGGTTACGTAATCGGATGCGCGGGTAATATCCCTGGCGCCTACGATCGTGATCCGCTTAGTAGATCCTGGGGCAGTAACGAAATTAACTGCGCCGGTACCGTTTGA